CGATAGTTTCATTTTTTCTGTCAAATTTTGCCATTTTATACCTCGTATTTGTTGGCGTTGAATTGTGTTTTCAAAAAAGATGAGAGGGGGATTTTTCCCCCTTTCAATTATTAACTAGCAATCTTTCCGATTTTTATCGCTTCGTAGTTTGTGACATCTCCGCCCACGCGTTTCGTGCTGTAATACTTCACAAAACCTTTCGCAGTGTATGGGTCAACCAGAACGTTCAAGCCAACTTTATCAACGATGGTATAGCCCACGCCGAAGTTACCATACACAACTGACAGAGCGTTTGCGGCAATCGCAGGAATATCATCCGCAAAAGACACTGGTTTGCCCAATAATTGCAGCTGGGTTTGACCGTCTTTGAGCAGAGTCTGACCGAAGTAATAACCGTCAGCACCTTTCAATTGCAGAGTTTTACCGTATGAAGCGCGCTTCATCAAGAACACTGCGCCCGCCTGATAAATCTCTTTCAGGGACGCTTGAAGGTCGATTAAACCGTCAGCGGTCAAAGCAGATGCGTTGCCGAGGTTGATTTGTTCCAGTTTGTTGCGCTCATAAGTTCCTGCCGCCGCCCAAGCCGAAAGGCTCAAGAAACCGCGAGGTTTAGTAATACCGTCACCAGAAACGAATGCTGTATTTTCAGTTCGAGCAAACTTATCAGCAACTTTTTCGCGCAACCACGCCTCGACATCCATAAATGGGTCTTGCGTCATTTCGGTTGTCATGAATGGTTCAGCTTCGATTTTGTGCGCAGAGATTTCTAGGCGACCAACTTGCAGAGTATCAGTTGCCCCACCAGAAGCACCCTCACCGACCCAACGTGCGCCAGCTTCGTTATCATCAACTGGAACTTGAATTGAGTTGGATCCAGTTGTTACGACACGAGCCAAAGGACGTATTGGGGAGGTTTCAAACGCGCGTGTCACCATGAAGTCAGCCAGTTCGGGGATAACCAAATATCCGCCGTCAGGATTGACGTTTGTTGACATACCACGAATTTCGATACCATTCGCATTGTCAAACTTAAAGCTTGTGCCATCAAGTGCGCCTTTGCCTTCACGAAGGAATTTATTCAAAGCCGCTTTTGATTTGGTGATGATTTCGTCTTCCGACTTTTTGCCTGACATATCAGAACGAGCCAAAGCCGCCTCAAGAGCAGTTTGTTTCGCTTCGATAAGTCTCAGCTTGTCGGAGGCTGTGGTCATTTCATCGACCATTTTGCCAAACTTAGCATCGAACTCCGCGCCTTTTTTGGATGCGTCACCCTTTACGTTATCAAGTTCGGTCTTAATTTCTGCGGCGGCCTTGTTTACGTCTTCCACCAGTTTTTTGATTTCGTCTGTCATTTTATTTCCCTTTTGAAAGTGTTGATAGGATTGATTTTAAGCCCTCGGCAATTTGATTTTCAACGTCGCGCTGACCATCAATCGCTTTATACCCCTCGGCAATGAACGCCTTGGCTTGGGATATAGACAGCCCTGCATCGCGCAGGACGGCCTCTAATTCTCTTTTGGATGGGGCTTCTGATTTAACCCCGTTAATCTGGGCGGCTACGTTTGCAGGGAAGGTCACAATTGAAACTTCCCACAGGTCAACCTCTTTGATTAACCTTTTGCCCTCTGTGTTGTATTCGGAATCTATTGTCGAGAACCCGATTGATAGGCCTTTGATTGCACCCTGTTTTAAAAGTTCGTACATTTCGCGGGATTTTTGAACCTTAAGATTCAGTTCCCCCTCAAGATATAGACCGTTTTTGTCTTCTTTCACAATTTTCCAGATACCAGCCACATCGGACGGGTTATGCTGCAAGAGGAGTGCGGGCATTTTCTTTTCAATGGATGTTTTGAATGCGCCCTTTACAACTATGTCGCCGTAGCTGTCAACATTGCCAAAGACAGAGCCGTAGCCTGTGATTAAGCCGATATCGCCGTCCTCTTTGACTGCTTTCAATTCGGCATCAATACATAAATTCTTGCGTTCCATGGTTTCCTCACTGCGAGGATTATATGGTTTTATTTTAATAAACACAAAACTTTTTTAGAAGTCTGTCTCCCATGCCACCTCACATCGGCAGTTGATGACGTTTGAGGCTGATGCGCTAGGGTCTTTAGGTCTGTCGAGATATTCCCCACCCACGAAGAACTTCTCGCTATCTGCGACCCTCTCCCCGTCAACAGTGCTATGGTCTGCGCGGGTTCTTTCGTCATTTACGGCAATCCATGTTTTGAAGAGCTTAACCCCTACCTCGTTTGCCATGTCTCTGACTGTCTCGGATGATGCGTAGGATGATGCGAACCCCGTCTCTGTCCGCGCTATGGTTTCTGCCCTAAACGCTGACAACCCTTTTGCGAGCAGCCCTTGTTTTATAACATCCCTTTCAGGTAGCTCGGATTCAAACGCAGCTGACATTAATCGCCTTAGGTCTGATGTTGTCGTTCTTGCAATCTTTTTAATTTTATCTGCGGAATAAAAGGCATACCAACGAGAAAGGGCGTTTTCTATGGTCATTCTTTTTGTTTCACGTGAAATGCGAGATTTTAAATCAGGGAGCGCATCGAGGGCAATTCTGGCGGTTCCAGTAAAAATAAACCTGACATTTTTTTTGTAAATCTTCATTATTTCGGTTGAATGCTCATGCTCTATGGTGTCCGAGAGCATCCCAACTCGCCGATAATAGGCAATCTGTGCGTCGATGTACCGGTTTTTTTCTTTCCTGATTTCACGCGCGAACCGTGGAACGCAAGAATCCTGAAACGCGCCCAATCGCATGACATAAATTCTTGCCCGTTTTGTCATTATTCCTTGCCTGTGGCTTCAAAAATCTCTTCCTTTGACAAGCCTAACCGCCCCAAAGCCTTGACCACAGAAGCGTCAGTCCCCCCTGTATCGCCAGCCATGCCGATTGGAATGTTGGACGATGGAAGGAATAGTGTGTCTCCTCCGTCGATGTGGTCATACCCTAATTCCTCTCTGGACTCATTGATGGTGATAAGACCAGCCGCGACCAAAGATTTAAGCCTGTCTGATTTCGTTTGACGGTTTTTTTCAAGCGCGGGAATAGAGTCAATATCGTAAAACACTTCAATGTCCTGCCCGTAAAGCGCAGAAAATCTTACTGAAAGCACGTTCAAGAAAGCGTCAAGCAACGGCAACACCGTGTCAGTCCAGAGCCTTTCTTTGGCCTGCTCTACGTTGTTGAAACTCGAATTATCGTTGTCAATAAGCGGCAAAGGCACGCCGAAGCAGGATGCGATATATTTCGAGGTTTCATTCATTGTGGACATATAGTCCATTTCAACTGGCGACCTGTCGAATGGTTTGAACTCCGCCCCGTCTGTCGCAACTGGTATCCCTCCCGCGTTATCCTTGCCCTGAAATTGTTCTTTAAAATACTTTTTAAGCCGTTGGATTGCATCGTCTGACGGCTCGCCTGCAATCTGCAAGATGCCGCTCATTTTTCCGCCGTTTTCCAAAAGGGATGCGTTCCATTTTAGACCGTTATTGTGAACGTCCGCAGATAGAGCAGCAGCCGACATGGTTGGCATACCTGAAAACTTATCTGATGGGTTGTAGTCGCGCCAGTGGATGACAGCCGAAAGCCCCGTTATTTGGTCAACTGGAAATTTCTTTTTAAAATTGCCCGTGTCATAAATATAGGCGTTTGGCAGTCCTTTTGTTCCGACTTCGATTGCCGTGTATTGGCTCTGCATGACATAAAGTTCAAGTGGCTTGCCAGTTTCAGGGCTTTGTAACAAGTACCCGTTACCCGACAAAAGGTATTCTGAAACGGCCTCGCGAATAAATTCAGGCCATGATTGGGTAATGTTCGGGCGTTTTAAAATCTTTGTGATTTCATTTTCTTCAACATCCTTGCCATTTATTTTGAGATAAATGTCAACCGACCCAATGGCTGTACTGATTTCCTTGATGCAACGATAGACGATTGGGTTCGATTTATACCCCTCTGCGATATATGATTTCACGTCACGATTTGGGGAAATGTATTTGTTATTAAAGATTATCGCCCCTGAAATCGGGCTTTCTTTTTTCTCGATAGTCTTTTTCCAAAATAATCTCATAATACAACAAAGCCCCCGTTTTTCCGGCGTTTCATAATTCGTTCCAGCGCATAGCGAACAGCGTCGATAATGTGGTTTTTTTCATCTTTGAGAACGGTTGTGACCTCGTTTGTCTTTGCGTCAACTTTAAACGAATAGTTCTTGAATTCGTCGATAGTGTGAACGCAACGTGGATGGATCACAACGTCATAACCTTTGATAAACTCTATACCATCTTCGACAGAGCCTGCGCCTTTCTCCGCTGATAATATATTAAATCCATCCCTTTTAACAAACGATATTGTTTCAGGGCGAGCGGAGTCGGCAACAATCTTTGTTTTGCGTGAGAGTGGGACGGTATCGAAAAGGTCTTTTATTTTGTCTATTTCGCAGCCGATTTTATAGGCCTCATAGTCGATATAAATCTTGCGCCTTTCATCATCAACCCAAAGAGAGACAAGAGTTGTGGGGTCAACGGAGAAGCCCCAGTCAGCCCCCATGTATTTGATGATGCCGTCGGGGGTCTCGAAGTCCTCAATCGTCCAGTTATTGAACACGCGGCGTTCTGAGTTGTTAAGGTACTCGCCCTCCCAGATATGCAGGTATTTTTGAAAGTCCCGCGCTTTATCCCACTCCATCTGCTCTCTGGATTCTTCTGGCAAAAAAGGATTATCGCGAAAATTGACACGTTTTATGATTGACCGAGGGGGTGGGGTCTCCCCTCTTAAAAGTTTATCAATCGGGTCGCTATCGTTTTCAGGGTTCCACAAAGCCCAAAGCTGAGAACCTTTTTTCCGCATCGTCGGCATAAGTTTGTCGAGCGATTGCTGGGAAACAGACTGCGCCTCCTCAATAATAGCTAAGTCGTATCCCTCTTTGGATTTAATGCTGTCGAGGTTTGTTTTTAAGCCCGCAAAATGAATGGCAGTTCCGTTCGCGCCTGTTATCTCGTTTTGGGTTTGTGTGAAAAATTGGCCTTGCATCCCGAAAGAGCAAATTTTGTCCCAAAGAAGCTGTTTGATTGATGATGCGATTGATAGCTGAATTTCGCGAAGGCAGAGTATTCGAAGTGGTTTTTTGTAGGCTCTGATTATAGCGCAGGCCGCCGCACCATGAGATTTCGCGCTTGCCCTGCCGCCGAAAGCCCCTAACCATCGAGGCTCTTCGTCCATAAAATGACCCATCGCCTCTGGAATTTCAATCCGCATATTCGAGGCATTGGCCATCAATAAATTCCGATTAAGCCCGTTGCGGTTGTGCCTGTTGCCAAAACCCTATATGCGCGGAACATGACATATTGTCCAGCCAGAACAGCGTATGTGCAATCTGTCCCGCCCTTATCTCTCAAAACAAGATTTCCCGCAGTGCCGCAGTAAATAGCGCGGGGGATGGTTCCTAAATCCGAACCGTCAGCGGGGGTGATTAAAAAGTGGTACTCGCCAGTGCTATCGAGTGATGATTGATTGTTTGCGAATTTGTCTGCCATTTTTAAATCCTTGTTTTTGGTGTTGTCGATAAACCTAAGACAAAGTTAATCTTTCGGGCGAACTAACACAACGGAAATTTCTGTCGGCAGTGGATTTAGAGGCTGCCCGTCCGCGCCCGTTTGCTCTTGCCTTTGAGAAAACTCGTCTTTTTTCTTGCGCTCGAGATACCATTGCGCGGTTTGCTTGTCCTTGTTTTCGAGCGCATCTCTTATGACGGCGCGTGCTTTTAAAACAAGTCTCTCCTTCAAAGCGACCTTTCGGTCAATAAAATCAGGATTTTTTTCCTGATAATTATATAAAGTTTGTTTTGAAATTCCCGCGAAAAAACACGCCTCTAAGTCAGTCGCGCCTAGAGAAAAGGCTTCCTCAAGTTTATTGACCACATCTTGAGTAACACTTGGCGGTCTTCCAATTTTTGTTTTTTGTTTCATTTCCCGAGGATATTACAATTTCTTAACGCTTTCAACGTCTGGATTTTTGGAGATTGAATTGAGGAATTTTTCAGCGGATTCAGGGTTTGAGAACCGCATCAATTCGACCTCTTGTTGCTCGGTTGGGGAAGTTGGTTTGTAGGTGACTTGGATTTGCGTGGTCATTGCCTAGTCCTCCAATGCGTCATACATAGCTTCAAACATAAGTCTTTTGAGGTTTTCTGTGACCTCCACTATATTCTCCGCCGATATTTCCTTGTTTATTTTTTCGTCATTAACGAGATAAATGTTAATTTTATCGCCCGCAATTAAAATTGTCCTGTCTAAAAACTGCCAGTAGTCTTCTATCAACTTTTCGGCTTTTCTTACTTTTTCATCCTTTTTTGCTTTTTCGTGGGCGTGGGCATTTGACCTTACGGAGGCCGCGTAATCCATCAATTCTTTTCTGGTGTAGGTATCTTTATTTTCTAATTCGTAAGGTTTCTTAACTTTTGCGTTTTTCATGATTATTCCTCCAATTTCCATGTTCTAAAATCTTTCGGGGCGTTTTCCCTGAGTTCTAACGGTGTCACGTTGTCTGATACCGCCCAAATAAGAGCTATAATCCAACCGATTGCCGCCCAGCCGAAGCATAAATTGGTTAAAAATATCCCTTTCAGGTTCCTGTGCCCTCTTTTGTGCCCGATAATTGTTGGCAAAAAGTAAACTGCTAAAAATAATATTATTAAAAATAGTTCCATTTTTCATTCTCCGTTTTAAATCGCTTTCTAGGGGCTTCTTTTGTTTTTAGCTATCATTTATCGTTTTTATACTTTCATCCTATTTCTACCCCCCTAGAAATCGAATTGCGGGGCATTCTGGATGGATATTAAACCCTACTTTCTCGAAAGCTGCTCGAATTTGAGTTGCTGGGTTGTGTGAAGGTGCATGATTTTTTCGGACAGGTGGCTAGTTTTGTCTTGCCCAGCGTCCTCTTGGCAAATTAGGGCGGCGGCTCGAAGCCCTGCAAGGTAGCCTTTATGCTCGTTCTGGTCGGTAATCATAGTTTTTTTCTCCTTTTCTCATTTCCAATAATCCGTAAATTGCAGTTCGTTCCATGCCCAGTGTCCAAGCGATTTCGAGGGGGACGAATCCGAGGTCAAAGCACATTTCCTGTGCAATTTGGCGGCGGATGGCGACTAAATCGGGGATGCGCCC